CGCACTGACGCACAGGTCAAAGACCTAGCAGGTGCGTTGTTCACAGGTAACACGGAGACTTTCATCACCGCTACCTACCAGACGTCTGACGATACCGTGGACCTCGTCGTACCTGTCCATGACGAGGATGACCTGTCCTCTAACTCAGCCACCCATCTTGCTACGCAGCAATCAATCAAGGCCTATGTCGATACACAAGTATCCAATGTGATTGACAGTGCTCCCGGTGCGTTGGACACACTGAACGAACTGGCTGCTGCAATCAATGACGATGCGTCCTTCCATACCACGATTACCACTGCCCTGTCCAATCGAGTGCGTGTAGATACTGCCTCACAAGGCTTGACCAGCACCCAGAAGTCCAACGCTAGGACTAACATGGGTCTGGGTACACTCTCCACCCTGTCCGCTGTTGACATCAGCGATAACACGAACCTGAGTGTCTCATCACCCCTCAGCCTGACAGGTGACACTCTGTCCATTGCAAACATACCCTTCGGCTCATTGCATGCTGATGCGTACCAGACCAGTTCGGAGTCCTTTGCCAATAACGACACCAGCCTGATGACCAGTGCTGCGATAGAGGACAAGATACTGTCCTATGGGTACAGCACCACAACAGGGACGGTCACCAGCGTAGCCACGGGCACGGGCCTAACTGGGGGCAGCATCACAAGTTCTGGCACCATCTCATTGAGCCACCTAGGTCTCGAGAATCTCAGTGACCCCAACGCTGACAGGATACTGTTCTGGGATGACAGCGCTGGCGTCTTGAAGTTCCTCACGGCAGGCAGTAACTTGGCTTTCAGTGGCACTACTCTCAACGCTACCAACACCAATCAACTCACGACATTCACCATCAGAGACGACGATAACGATGCGAAAACCATAGCGCAAGGCAAGTTCATCAAGTTCGTATCGGCCACGGGGACAGCAGGAACCAACTGGTCTGGCGCTGGAACCACTGGCGACCCATTCGTCATGACAATCACCAACCCTGATACCCAATTGACAGGGGCTCAAGTCAAGGACTTCGCCGGGGCTATGTTCACTGGCAACACTGAGACTTTCATCACTGCGACATACCAGACATCTGATGACACTGTGGACTTGGTAGTGCCGGTCTTAGACGAAGATAACATGGCCTCGAACTCAGCCAGTCACTTGGCTACCCAACAATCCATCAAGTCTTACGTGGATACTGAAGTCTCGAATTTGATAGCCTCAGCACCGGGTACGCTCGACACGCTCAACGAGTTGGCTGCTGCTATCAACGATGATGCCTCGTTCCACACCACAATGACCACTGCACTGGGCAACAGGCTCCGAGTGGACACAGCGTCACAGGGACTCACTGGTACGCAGAAATCCAACGCTCGCACGAACCTAGGCCTTGGCAGCATGGCTCTGCTGTCAAGCATAGATATCAGTGACAACACGAACCTCGCAGCAGGTACAGGCATTGACCTCACTGGTGATACGGTGAGCGTGGATGTCTCTGACTTCATGACCAATGGTAGTAACAACAGACTGGTCACTGCGACTGGTACAGACGCCATGAATGCAGAGGCGAATCTCACATTCGATGGTAGTGCATCGAACACGAATCTAATTACACAAGGTTCAGGCTCGCCCATTCTATCGGTACAGACAACAGCGACTAGCGGCCAACAAGCAAACATTCTCCTTCATGGTGCTAGAAATGCTGAGAATACAATTGGGCAGATTACCTTCTCCAACAACGACAATAGCGGAACCGACACAGGGACATACAGTGCTGCTAGGGTTCTTGCCTACAACGATGGTGGTAATTTAGCAGGTGGTTTGAAGTTCCAGACCACACCTTCTGGTTCTTCTACCACGCTCGCTACTGCGATGACCATTACAGAAAACAGCAGGGTCGGAATCCTCACTGAAACTCCAGAAGCAGAGTTGCACGTGGAGGGTAGCCTTGCGGTTGCTTACGCCTTGGCACACGCAGGTCAAACCGGACAAAACAGACTAATCTTCGGTAATAATACTCAGACATTCCAAACTGCCGGAACTGATAGAGTAACTATTGCTTCTAATGGCAAGGTCGGAATAGGCACTACAAGCCCACAGACACCACTACACGTTGTTGGCAACGTAATGATAACAAACACCGATTCTGATAATACTGTAAAGGACTCAAGGATATTAGGTAGGACTTACACCAATAACGATTACAACCTAATCTATGGTTATGCAGATGCTACCACTAATAGATTGTATTTGGGTGGTGGAACGGGAACAGGAGAACCTGCAACCGATATTAGATTCTATACTGCGGCGTTGAATGCTGATACTGATGCTTCGGGAACAGAGGCAATGAGAGTCACTTCTGCTGGGAGGCTCGGAATAGGCGATACTACGCCTTCCTACAAACTAGACGTGGCAGGTGACATCAACCTGACTGGTGACCTACGTCAGAACGGGAATGTCATCACCACCCATGACCTCTACAACAATGAGATAACCCTATCAGCAGGCACAGGCTTGACTGGTGGTGGTGCCTTCACCCTCAATCAGCAAAGTGATGAGACACTCACGTTCAACGTCGCTGGTCTCACTGTATCAGAACTCGCAGCCGGTAGCCTGCAGACGAGCAGCGAGTCCTTCGCTGACAACGACACCAGCCTGATGACATCAGCAGCCATACAGGACAAGATTGAGTCCTATGGGTACAGCACCACCACTGGTGACATCACCAACGTCAGTGCAGGCGTAGGGATATCTGGTGGTGGAGGCAGTGGTAGCGTCACACTCACTCTCGACATGTCCGAACTTCCTGACATGACACAAGCAGTCGTTAGTTCAGAAGATGAACTTATCATCCTAGACAACGGAGCAGACAAGAGAAAACTCATTTCGGAGATACCACTATCAGCATTCAACAATGACTCTGGTTTCATCACAAACAATTACGCTGGTGACTTCACTGCTCAACGGTTGAATCTTGAGAGAAGTAGCGGCTACTCTAGCATAGAAATGGGTGGCCCATCGGGTGCTTTCATAGACATGAAGAACCCATTCTCAGATGACTTCGATGTCAGATTCATTACATCAGGGACAAACTTGGACATCATTACTGCAAACGCTGCTTCACCTATACAACTCAAGACGCAAGGCACTACGAGGGTGAAGATAGAGGATGCTCAAGTCTACTTCCAAGGGAAAGTCGGGATAGGCACTACATCTCCTTCTCACAAACTCCAAGTGACTGGTGGAGATTTGTTTGTGCAAAACAATGACATTCACATCAGTCAAGGAGCATACAAAATCAAGAATGCGAGTGATGGCACGCAAGCACTCAGTTTCCCCTCTGACGGAAACTTTGCTATTGAAAATGTAGATGTAGCAATAGGTAGTACAACTCCTAGAGCGTTGTTAGATGTAACCGCCACCAATAACCCAACCATACTTCTGAACAGCAGAGATGCAGCACACGCTGCTGGTGATAAGATTGGAAGCCTGCTGTTCTACAACAACGAGGACTCATCAGGGGAGACTGGCAGTAGAGTAGGTGCTGGTGTTAGGTTCGTCGCCACTGATGCTTACGGGCGTGGGAACTTAGAATTAACTTCAGGTACTTCTGACCCAATGGGTAGTTACAATGCTGCTGAGGTATATACTGATAACAGCATTGCTAGGTTGAAGATTAATTCTGACACAGGTCATATCTCTTTACCTATAGATAGTCAGAAACTATACTTTGGTGCAGACAATGATATGTTCATCAACCACAGTGGTAGTGAGGGTCTAATACAAAACGATACAGGACTATTGAACATAGATGGTCAAACAGGAATTTACTTCGATGTAAATGGCTCTAACAACTTTAGAATAATGTCTGACCATGTTTTGACTTTCCGTGACTTGAGGCTGATGGCACAAACAGAAGCAAGATTCTATGACGAGAACAACAATCACTACGTTGGCTTCGAGTCTCCTGATGATTCTGCTTATTCAGCGAATGTAATCTGGAAATTACCTCCTGCTGACGGGTCTAACGGACACGTCCTACAAACAGACGGTGCTGGTAACTTGTCATTCGCTGCTGCTTCTGGTGGTGGTGGAGCAGTCTCGGCAGTCGCTAACGGCTCTAACAATAGGATAGCCACGTTCAGTAGTGCTGATGCTCTGAACGGTGAGTCCGCACTCACCTTTGATGGGACTATACTGGGCCTTACGGGTAACCAGACCATTGACCACAATGCTACAGACTCATCTGTAGATAACGACTTCGGCCTCTTCATCGACCACGACTCGACTGGAAGCACGGCAACAGGCGGCGACAGAGAGCAAGGCGGCTTGTACGTGAACGCTGTTTCTAACGCGACGGGCGGCGACCTATCCGACGAGCACAGGCTGTACGGTGTCTGGTCTGATACCAGAATCAGTGCCAGTGGTGACGCGGACGCTGTCTATGCTATCTATGGGTATGCAGAGGACCAGAGGAACGGAACCTCCGGTATGACAAACATCAGTGCGATGGCAGGTGTTTATGGGGTATCGGCAAGCGATGGCACCAATGCTGCACCAACCGTATCTGCCATGTATGGTACATACGGTTATGTGTCAATACAAGACACCGGGACAGTAAGTAATACACATGGTACTAGAGGGCTTACAGTCGTCTCAGGTAACAGAGCAGCGAACATCAACAACCTACGTGGTCTCTCAGGAGAGGTAGACATCGGTGGTTCCCGAACAGGCGGTGACATCACGATAAACTGGGCGAGGGTGGTTGAGTCGGTATTCGACCACAACGTCACAGACGCAAGTGGTGACTCGGCAGTAGTCAATGAGGGATTCCTCTACTACGGAGACTATGCTGTCAGTCAATCAGACCAAGTGACGACCAAATGGGGACTGTACATCAATGACGAAGACAAAAACTACATCTCAGGCAAACTAGGTATAGGCACTACAGCACCAGACGCACCACTCCATGTCGAACATTCCACTGGTGTTATCGCTAAGATGGGCGAAGGCAATGTGCCTACCCAAATGACGTTTGCTGACGCAAGAGCCTCGGTTGGCTATCATGGTGACGCATTGAACCTACAAAGCGGTTCAGGTAATAAGAGCATTAAGTTCTGTGTGAACAATGGAACTTGGGGTAGTGGAGAGGCTGCTAGGTTCGATACGTCAGGTAATTTCGGAATAGGCACTACGAGTCCTAGTGCAAAACTTCATGTCGATAGAGGTTCACTTGCGGCGGCATCATTGACATTCGGTGCGAGTGCTGGACAGATATTCACGAACGAAAACTCCGAGTTTGCATTCGGTCTGCACAACGCAAGCCCCTACCCACTATACATTCAGGGGAGGACACACACCGATGGGGCTAGACAAATAGTTCTCAACCCACTAGGGGGCAACGTAGGTATCGGTGCTTTGGATGCCGATGATGCACCACTACACGTTAAATCTGCCGCAAATGACTTAGCGATATTTGAATCAACAGATGCCAACGCAGGGATAAAGATAGACACGCCCGATGATGGATATTCAGTAGTGTTCTTCGCAGAGGGAGGAACGAACAAGTGGAGTCTTGGTAAGTTAGCAAACAACTCTGATAAGTTTTCCATCTATGATGAGGTGAATACCGAAGCAAGGGTAATCGTTGACGCATCTGGTAAGGTTGGAATAAACAATACAAGCCCAACTGCTCACCTAGATGTGACAGTCGTGGGAACAAATAATACCACAAGTGGTATTGCATTCGGTGATTCTGCTGGTAAGGGGTATTTAGCCGCAGGTTCAAGTTTTATTTCAGTAGCAACAAATGATGGTACTACAAGACTAGCCATAGACAATGGTGGAACGAACGAAGGTAATGTCGGAATAGGCACTACGACTCCTTCGACAGAATTAGAAGTAGCCGGTACCATCACTGTGACTGGAAATGACAAAAGTATCACCTTTGATGGCGGCAATAAGGTAATTGGCGACCATTCAAATGACGGTCTTCAAATTAGAACAGAAGACACAGACCCCATTGTTTTCAAGACCAACGGAAACAACACCCGTATGAGTATAGAGGGTGATGGTAAGGTAGGAATAGGCACTGTAACACCTGAGAATAGATTCCAAATCAATCACACTGGCGCTGATGCCGATAACGGAATGATGATTGTCAGAGCAGATACATCAACTGCTGGTGGTGATTTACTTGGTGGGATTGGTTTTGATTCCGTAGATGGTAATGACCCAAGTAGTGTGCTTGAAGCATCTGCTGGTATGGCGGCTTATGCCGCAGAAGCCCATGGTTCAGGTGACAAGGGTGGGACTTTAACATTCTTCACATCACCCATTGACCAAAACGATGACACTGCTGCTGTCGAGAGGATGAGGATAAAAGCCGGTGGGGCTATCATGTTCCAAGATGATAACCCGCTTAAGACAATCAGGGTTCATGCGGATACTAACTCAAGCCCTACGCCAAGAATAGAACTGATGCGAGGGACGCATGATACATGGGGTAGTGGTGACAACTACAACGATTGGAGAATTGAGAATGCTAACGACTTGATATTCTATGCCGGTACAAGCAGCATCTCAAGCGGGGCGGCAACAGAGAGATTCAGAATCCACTCTGATGCCGATGGTATTACAGTCGCTGGTAATGTAAAGAGCGATAGTAAATCATCTTTCAATACCATGCAGAAGTATTACTACCAGAGGACAAGCATGGGAAGCGGGACTGTTGATTTGCGTGTACCTCCGGGCGGTGATGGGACTGTCAATCCAAACGGTTATCCAATGCCGAGAGCAGGTAAGGTAATGGCTCTCTCTCTTCACTACTATGCTGGTTCTATAACCACTAATTCAGGAACAGACACATGGCGAATAAGGAAATTTAGCGGGGGTTCGGAGACAACTTTAGATGTCGATGTCGCAAGAACCTCACTATCGAATCCAACTGGTACTAACTATACCACAACAGTTGAACTAGCAAGTCCACTGACTGTCGCCGCAGATGACATTCTTTTGATAAAGAGGCAGACAAGCGGCGGTAGTGTGACTCACGTTTCAGGGATACTGTATGTGGCATTTGACTTGTAGGTGATATTATGGATTGGGATGAATTAAGAGGAATGAGAGACACAGCACTATCAGATATGGACAAGTACCAATTGGCTATACCATACTCATTGTTAGACAACACTCAGCAAGCACAATTGCAAATTTACAGGCAGGCATTGCTTGACTTACCGAATGAGCACAGCACCCCAGAGGAAGCATTGCTAAATATGCCTACCAAGCCAGAATGGATGGATTGACATGGGTGAATTGATTCAGAGGCTCAGTCAGGAGTGCCCTGATTGCTCTGCTTCCATACTGGCAAGGCGCATAGAGGGGCGCTACATCAACGAGAGAGGCACCAGAATACTGATATGGGAATGCCCTGAGTGCGGAGCACTGTGGCAGAAGCCGAGGAGGGGCTAATATGGAGATAAGTTGGAGAGTGTATGAAATGGATAGACATGCAAGTTACGAAGACAAGGAGGATGTAATTTACTTCTTACATTGGGAGTGCATCGCAAACCAAGACGGGCACAGCCACCGAGTTAGCGGGTGCAGTCCTCTGGATATGACAGACCTTAGTGGGTTCATAGACTATGCAAACGTGACTGAAGAGCAAGTCATGACGTGGCTAACTGATACTATTGATGTTGAGTCATTAGAAGACAAGTGCCGGGCTGGTCTCGAGAAAAAATTAAACCCGACGACTCTTAAGGGGTTACCATGGAGCGGTGCTGATGGCGAAGAAGAATAAGAAAGGCAAAGTCGCTATCGTTATCGCATTGAAGCCAATGGGAGGTAAGAATCCCAAGAAGCCAACCAAGACTGCCGATGTCGGCAAGGGTGGTATGTGTGGTGTCAGGAAAGCCCAACGTGCTTGCCCGAAGTGTGGCAAGCAACTCGATAAGGGAATGTGTAAGATGGGATGCTGATGATGTCCGACAACAACTCGCTCATTCCAGAGGGTAACGATAACAACACATACTGGCTCGCTAGTCCGAAACTGTAAAATAGAAACGGTGTAGTTTCTACACCAATGCAGTACGGGCGGTTCATGACATGGCTTCTGAGAAAGATAGGAGTGATAGTCTAGTCAAGTTGAGAGCCGCCCATCCTGATTGGGATTGGGACTACTGGATGGCACAGACGGAGGGATGAACATGGGCTTATTTCACTGGTCTGCACGTAAGTTGATGATGGTCATGGGCTATGCTTACGTGTGGCTGGACAGGCGTGTCAAATACACTGACGAAGAGGTGTCGGCAGTCTTGGGTCTCAAGATAGACGATGACTTACAGAAGTGCTCTCGTTACGAATTGTGCCAACGAGTCGAGAAGGAGTTCGGCCTCAAGGAAGGAGAGTTCTGGAACCTCCATAGCACTCAGAAGATTCGCTTTGCAGTGCAGAGCGTCAGGAACATGAAGGGTCCATCCAAGTTTGAAATGGGGTATTGATATGTTGGACATCAGACCCAATGAAATAGCCAGAGAAGTAGCGGCTTATGACATCTCTTTCAATGATACCCTGCCTGCTGTCATGCCTTTGCTGGGCGGTGTCATAATTTCCATTCTCTTCGTCGCAGGTTACCGGGATGTGTTGGCTATGAAAGCGCACATTCAAGGTGACTGATGTTGCTATCTATCTTCCAAGGCCTATGGGCTTGGTCTCGCTTCCGCTCCTAGTTTGTTTTGATATGGGCTGTGAGGGAGGAGGGGAAGAAGAGTGCTGTAGAACCACAGAAGCAAAGAAAATGAAGACTTTGTTCCTCCCTCACGATGCCGCGCCCGCTCTTGTCTTTCCCAAGACAACCAGACTTATTACTCTTCCTCGGTTTTATTGTCTCTCTTAATAAATGTCCGAGTATTTAATAAAGAGAAGACTGCTCTATCGAGAGCAGTATAGAACAATACTAGACCCACAAGTGCCCAGCAACCGAAGCAGAGATTAGCCAACAAGGTTTCCATTGTCTTCCCTCATTGCCATGATGTCGTCTATCCTCAAGATGGCAGTGGCTACTTCAGTCGCACTGCTGATGACTTGCTTCACCAGAGACTCTGGCTCCACCACTCCTTTCTCTAGTGTGTTGCATATCTCACCGACCCCTCTATCGTCTATGTACAGGCCGACACCGTCCTCAGCCGACCTAAGTTCCATGACCACGTCTAGTGGGTCCATGCCTGCGTTGTTCGCTATCGCTGCTGGTATAATCTCCAGAGCGTCTGCGTATGCCTCGAGACACATCCTCTCTCTCGCTGTCATGTTGGGCCTTGTGGCTGCATGCTCTCTCACAGTCATGGATGCTGCTGAGAAAGAGGCCCCGCCACCGGGGAAACCCTTGCCTCCGTCACTCATGGCCAGACAGGTGACGCCAATGGCATCGTCGAATGCTCTCTCGTATTCCTCTATGGTCTGTCTGGTGGCACCTCTGACTACTAGGCACGTAGCCTCACCACTACCTGATACAGTGATGAAATCCAAGTCACCTATCCTCTCTTGCTTGACAGATGCGTCTGTTGCCATGATGGGCTCATCAACATCAGTCACTCTGTGGTAGATGGGCACGTCCAACAATCTGGACAAGCCTTCCATATCGCTTTGCTGCAAACGTGTGACTAGCGGGATGCCGTGCTGGGAGAGGTAGTGTGCTACTGCCTCATGCACGCTGTCCCTCACGAAGACAACACCGTCTGGCCCTACTGCACCGGCCACCATGGAAGCGACCTCGCTCAGCATGTTTAGTTCCTGTTGCTTCAACTCGTGCAACTGCTGCATGTTCTCGACTTGCATCTGCACTTCCTTGATGTCGTACCCCTCTAGTCCTCCGTTGAGTAGTAGGATGTTGATGTTGCCTTCCACTGACTTGTTCTCTACCTCATTGGCGAACTCCTTGTTGATGACAAGCCCGTCTTGGACGTAGGAGTCTGACAGTGCACCACCTGCTTGTGTGATGACAGTGATGTGGTCCAGATTGCCTGCGGCCTTCTCGCACGCCTTCAAGCACAACTCAGCAGCGTAATCCAAGTCGCTCTCTGCAGCCTTACCTCGTAGTGCGGTCTTGGCTGCGTCCAGAATCTCGATGTCCTGAGATTCGAGGTGCTCTAGTGCTAGGTTCTTACCCTCTTGGAAGGACCTGATGAGCACACGTGGGTGTATGCCTCTCATCAATAGGCCTTGGCTGAGAGCCAGCATCTGGCCTGCTGTCACAACGACGCTGGTAGTGCCGTCTTTGCACACTGCCTCTTGCGTCTTGCTTGCTTCCACCATCATCTGTGCACCGGGGTGTGCGATGTCCAGTTCTCTCAGGACAGTGACACCGTCATTAGTCACAGTGTGGTGGCTGCCGTTCGTCAGCAACTTGTCCATACCTGCTGGACCTAGGGTAGACCTTACGGTCTCAGCCACGTTCATGGCTGCCTTTATGTTGCTCATTTGTGCTTCTCTTCCGCTTTGCTTTTCTTGCTCACTCATTGTTTGCTTCCTCCATTAATTGGATGAATAGTGCGTCGGGGTCGACATTGAGGTACTCACACATGGTGATGTAGAAAGTCTGAAAGAAACCTGCAGGAGCGTCTTCTAGTAGGTTCACCATATCACCTCTATGTCATCTATCACTCCGGTCTCAGGGTTCCTGTTCTTGACGAAGCCTTCCTGCTGTCCGTGCATCCACATGTCGTAGACCAACTGGCAGTCTTTCAGGCAGTACTCTGCAACCTCTATGTGTTTGCCCTCTCTCCACATTTTAGGGGCATCTTCTGACTTCTGCGTCTTACCCACACCGAGTGTGTGTTTGCATACATCATCGAGATGATGCGCGTATGAGGTGGCAGAGCGCAGAAGCGCAGACGTGTCTACTACCAGTTCATTATTCCTCATTAGGTGACCTGCATAGAAGCAATCGAGAGCGTCTCTCAATACGGGTAGGTCGAACCCCATGAGGTTGTGCCCCACTATCTTCCCGCCAGAGTCAATGTGCTTTTCCAGATGTTCTCCTAGGGTCTTGGCGTTGAGAGTGTGGCATGTGCTGTCATTGACATCAATGTCTTCCTTGGAGAAGACGTGTCCTTCTTTCCCATCCCATGTGCAAACTACTGTAGGCTCGAAGAGGTGGGTGTTGGCCCACCCTCCTATCTCCCAAGAGTAGTTTCCAGTTTCGATATCTAACGCCATTATACTTGTCATTCTTTTTCGCTCCATCTAATGTAAGGCACGCCGCCCATCTTCGTTTCCTTAAAGGAGGCTCTTATATCGTTGTAGTGTTTGTAGACCACAGGCTGACTGCGGTCAGCCAGACGACCGTAGGCTTTGATGATGTCCTTCTTCAAGTACCATCCGTCACCACGGTGGTCACCTAGGTCGACCGAAGCGCACGCTGCCATGGCTTGCTTCCATGCTTCCGTCTTCGCTAGTTTGGCTGCCTTTGTAGCACCCAGTTCCAAGTCACTCTCCAGCCATATGATGAGACGCTCGTAGACGTCGTAGAGTATCTCCATGGCCATGTCGATGTGGTCACCCGTGACCACCCACTTGACTGCAGGGTCATACATTCCTGATGCCCGCTTCTCATTCATTTCTACTAAGAGCAGATGCGTGGCTAGGATATTGAGATAGTTCTCGATGTTCGGCATGAAGGACAGCACCACATCACTGAGTTTGGCATCCATGCCAGTCACCAGATGATAGAACTCATCGACAGCCAACTCCACTGCTGGGTCGAAGTCCTTGCTCTTCTCGAACATAGAAAGGGCAGCGTCCCTGACTATTCTCTCCCTCTCTGCACGCTCTTCCTTGACGTTCGGGTCTAGGTCGTGCCACATCTTCATGTTGATGTCAGAGCAGGCCACTAGATGCTCCATGACGAGGCTCTGCACGTCAACGAAATGCTCTGCGATGTCCTCTGTGGACATCACCTCGTCCATCTGGTCTGACCATACACCGCTCATCCTGCGCTTGGAGACCTGCATTCTCATGTTATTGTCCCAAGGAGCGTAGTACAATAGCACTCTCTGGAACAATCCCTTTGTCAGCACGTACTCCTTCACGCCTGCAGGAGGGAAAGTGGTAATCCAGAAGGACACACGAGACTCAGTCTCAATCTTTCCGTCCTTCATGTGCTTGGTGAGTGTGTTGCTGTGGCTACCGATGGGGTTCATGGCTTGTTGTAGATAGAGTATGACCTCTTGGAAGAACTGCTTCGGGCTAGGCTGTAGCAAGATGCTACCCTCATCGAAGTTGAGTAGTTTGTTCCCATTCAGCAAGCCGGGCACCTCTTCTGTGTAGTAGTTCCCATCCTCATCCTTGTGAGTTTTGAACGAACCAATCAGACCAGCGTCAGTCCCAGAGGTGAAGATGTCAGCATCAATGCCTGCGTGCCTAGCAATCTCACCAATGAATTCCCATGCTATCGACTTACCAGAACGAGTGGGTTGAATCCAGAACACGTGGAACCTAGGGTCTAGGTAACTAGCCCAGACTGGTATTCGTATGTAGTCAGCGACTGCTTGTCCTTGTAGAAAGAAGAAGGACAGGATTGCTGGTGTCTCATTGAAGAACGATGTCTTCCTGTATCTCTCTACGTAATGTCTCAGTATGGGGTACTTCTGTACGGCGGTATAATCTTCCCAAGTTCTTGCCATACCACCTCGTACATTGACCAGTCTATAAACAAATCTATGCTATCGGAAAAGAATAACGTAAGAATCTCAAGAAGAACGGCGCTCGATTCGCACTGGGTCCTCGCTTGTGAGAGCCTCGATGACTCTATTCCTGAGCACCTTACCCATCCGCTTCACTCCCTTGAGACACTCGCCGCAGGCTGCCTCTTCAAGACTCCCGCACTCCGAGATGATATTGTCAACCATCTCGTCACCCACACCGGGGATGGTACGGAGCATGTCGACCCTCACATCGTTGCTAGATACTCTCTTAATCGCTTGAGCACCATGCCTGCTCGCGCTCTTGTAGGTCTTTTGATGCAAGCCTACCATGAAGTACGATGCTTCCATGAGGTCAGGGGCTCGGTAGGTCAAACAACCAAAGTCGGCTGCTATACGTGCCAGCCCCCCTGATACTTGCTTGACCGCTGCGCTGTAATTGGTGGTGCCACCACGTGCTTTCACCTGCTTGACGTATGCACCCACATCGCCCCACACTAGGATGCCGAATTGCGGCACGTTCGCATCGAGGTTATCCAATTGCCTCATGATGTGCCCAGACCGAAGGGACTCTAGGAAGTCGCTGATGGTCTTCGCTTCTATGTGCCATTGTCCACACAGGTAATCACCTACGATGAGATGCTCTCTCTTGGTTGGCACAGGTGGTTTCTTTTCCATGGCCTTGCGAACTATCGAATCAGGCAAGGCCCCTCTCTCGTTGCTGTCGATTATCAGGGGCTTCATAGTGACCCCGTCCCATCCCACAACTGGCACCTGCCTAGACAGAGACCACCGGACTCCAGAGATGCACAGTGCTGGTGGTATCCCCCATTGACTATGGTGGACACGTGGTATCGTGTCACTCCCTCATCGTAATCTGCCCACTGCAACGTGTGAAGATATTGAGATATCAATTCAGCGTGCTCATTGCGAGCCTCTGGTGTGGTCCTCTCGACCGGCAGGAAGTTCCTGAGTCTGGACGCTAGGTAAATCACCAGTGACTTGCGTGCATCGTGTGGGGGGTTGCTCCCCACTTGACATGCAGCCTCTACCAGACACGGTAGTATCTTGATGCCGTTCATCTCTACTGTGTCGAATTCCAGCGCTGGACCGGATGAGGTGAAGCGTGTGTTCTTGACTTGCTCGATGGGTAAGTCCACCCCGTTGATGCCGTACATGTACTGCCCTCGTCGATGACGCTCTGCTCGTTCGCAGATGTCATCCCAAGACCACTCGAGGAGTTCTTCGCTCTTCAGTGGTATGCTCCAACGTCCAACGTGCTGCTTGGCGTTGTAGGAGTTAGGTATGCGTATGAGTCTGGCCATGTCGAAGGGCACCGTGGGGTCCATGCAGGTCAAGTCCAAGGCGTCCTTCCAACCGTTGATGACCTTCCTGCCTGCTGCTTTGATGAGTGAGACCTCGCTGCCTGTGGAAGGGCGATGGGTCTTGGAGAGTTTAATCCAGATGTGGAAGCCATTACCGCTGAACCATACGGCGTGATGCACGTCTTTGTCCATGAGCATCTGATGTGCTCTCCTTACTTGACTGAGAACCTCGTCACCAGACACGTCGATTACCAGACCTGCCTTTCTCGCTTTCCTGTCGAAGTCCAACACGAAGTGTCGGACGATGGCAGTGTTGTACTCCCCCCTCTTTCCACTGGGCTTCACTGCCCTGAACCCATACACGCTCGTGTAGGCACACTGACTGTTGCGTAATGAGGACCAGTAGGTTTCCAACTCCTTCGGAGTATGCACTACCTTCCTGAACAGGCCAGCCTCTCGGGGGAAGTCAAATTCTATGATGTTCATTCTCTTTCACCCAACTTAAATTCTTGACAAGCACTCACACACGCGAAGTACAGTTCTTCGACTGATGTAGGACTGAGGTCCTTCGGTATCCTGATGTCCAAGGAATCCCCAATTGGCACTGGGTCTACCAGTAGCCCTCTGGGGATATCGTCAGAGAAGTGCATGAATACATTGTTACTGCCGAACTGCTTTCTCAAGGAGACTACCATCGCTTGCCGCAGTTGGTCCTTTGCCGACCACCTGATTTCTTCTACTGCAATGCGGAAGTCTCTGTCCATTATGCTTCCACCTTGAACTTCGGACAGAGGTCCATGTAGTCACAGTAAGAACACTTGAAGTCGTCCTTAGTGACAGGGAACTCTTGGTCCACGTACATGCGTAGCAGTTTGTTCAACGATGTCTGCATAGCACGCTCGCTCACTCTCTTCACTGGCTCGTAGTCAAGCCTGTCTGCTGCGCTGTATCGCCAGCCCCAATGAGTGACCATCTTGTCATTGAGCCCTGCCTCTTTCAATTCGTCTTCAGTAGACAGTTCGATGAGCATCTTGTAGTACGCCATTTCCATTCTCATGGCAGACAGTTTCCTTGGGTGCCATTTCCCTGTCTTCAACTCCATCAGGGCCAGACCGCTCTCACCCTCACTGAAGATTCGGTCAATGATACCCACTAGTTGCACTTTCACTTCCCTGTCATCTACATGGAACGTGGCTCTCGGTGAGAGTTTCACCTCGTTTGCTACAGGTAAGAAATGTTTTGCCTCGGTGAGAGACAGTCTGAGTATCTCATTCCGAAGCAACCACGTGATGTTATGGTCATACTCCAACTCATAGAAGGGCTCGTCTTTTGAGGAATCTCTCCTCATGCCGATGACCTCGTCACGGCTAGGGAGGTATGTCCTGAGTTGCTCCATCACCAATCGGTCCTTGCCCTCTTCTGCCGCTTCTTTCAGCAGTGGGATATTGTCAGCATCTATGTTGTCATAGAACGCTTCCATGCTCTGATGCACATCGTCACCTATCACTAGGTAATCGTGCTGCAACTGCGGAACCTCATGAGTCTTTGACAACCACAGTTGCTTGGGGCACCACTTACTAGCAGTAAGTGTGGATTTACTCACTCTGATTATAATGTCCTCTTCTCCCATCTTGGGTGCCCAAGCATAGGATGATTGGTCATCATAGACCAGAGTCAAACCCATTACTTCTCACCGCCCTCTAGTGCTACTATGAGAAGCGCGAGGTAACCAATGAGGTCATGATAGATGTCGAGGTCTGTCTCGATACCCTCACTACCACGTGCCAGTCGAGACAACTTGTCATCTATCCGTATCCTAATCATGTCAGCAGCGTCGTTTCCACCTTTGTAGAATAATCTCATTGGGTCAAGAGCGCTATCGCCATACTTCTCGTTCTTTTCACGAAGTAGGTGAGCCACCCGCCAGAGCACAGCGTCAGTGGGTATTTGCTGTTCTTCTGACACCGAACTCCTCCAAGGTGGTCTGTCTTCCATTGCCGGGGAGGAACTCCCACAGCGTCGTTTGCCTCATTTGTTTTGTCTTTCCTTCTTCCATTTTTTCACCACCACCCGTAAGCCTTGGGAGTGGGTGCACCGAGTGCTCCGTCCAAGTCCCAAGAAAGGGTAGAATAGATACTGTCCAACTTGGTCTTTAGCATTTTCTTCAAAATCATATCTGAATCCAATGTGAGACCCTCCAAATCCTCTGGTTCACGATAGGCTGCGATGCCCGGCTCCTCTTTGACGTAAGTCCATGGAACCGAGTCACCTTTGCCAAACTTCTCGTCGAATTTGTCATTATAGAAGGACGCTGCTTTTGATGCACCACTGAGCACCTTGTAGTCCTTCAAGTCCATACTCAATCTGGTCTTCATTGACACATCCTCCAATTGAACGTCGCCCTTCCTGACGCTCATGGCTATGGGGTACACGAACTCCTGAACAGCATCCTCATTAGCGCCATCACATATCAACTCGAACACTCCCTTCTGTATCTTCTTGGATAGGGGTGCAGTGTTCGATGCCTTCATACCGAAGCCTGCTACCTTGAGTTTGCCATCCTCCTCTTCTGGCCAGACTATCTTGCCTACGTACCTGTTCTTCTTGGTCAGTAGCCAATAGGGCATCCAAGCCTCCAGTTCAGCGAAGAGCATGTTGTTGCCTGTTTCCCTCTGCACTGCCACTGTTATCTTGTCAGCGAGTTTGTGTGCCTCTTCCACGTTGGGGACCTTGACGAATGCCGAGTCCGTGTGTCCGTAGAGGCACTCGTATCCGTAGGTGGTGGCCACGCTATCTAGGAGGCGGATGCAACGCCTGCCCTCTTGAGTGATAGTGTGTGCGATGTCACCATCAGCCCACCCATAGCCGATGTGAGCACACATACCATAGAGGCTGGCCATCACTCTCTTGACTGCCATCTGTGTGGTGTTCCATGCCGCTCTCTCCTCTAGAGTCTCGGCGTCTCGCATGCGTTGCTTGCATGTGTCACGGTACTCGAAGAGATACTGCACCACAGAGGGAAGCAGTCCTTGCTCCGACTGGTCCCAGTACGAACCATTCTCCAACTGGATGATGTTCTCACCGGGCCCGTCTCTCTTCGTCTCGTATGACAGATTGCTGCCTAGAATTATCGAGGGATACAGTCCCTTGTAGTCTATGACACCTACACCCTCATGAAGGCCTGTCACACAATTGAGGCCTACCTCGGCCCCCTTGAGTTTGTCAATGTCACCCGCCTTGAATCGAGTGTGTGCCTTCTTGTCAGTCCTTCGAGACAGTAGCCCTCGAGCGAAGTTAGTGACATTACAGGCTGATGGGAGGGAGACTCCGCATAGTCTGACCATTTCTACGTAGAAGTCAGTCACGTTCCGTGCCTCGTCTATCCCTCGTAGCAAATGAGTGTCAAGCAGACAGTAGTCTACGAAGTCATCCCAATACTCGTACCATCCATTGTAGACATCCATCCCCTCTATATCCTCAGTTAGTTTGGAGCCCAAGCCCACAGTCTCAGCGATGTCGTTTAGTTTGAGTGATGGCAGTTGTCCGCCACCACTGTCCTTCCAGACACGCTCAAAGCCAGTGCCAGTGACAGCCTGTGCCGCCGTATCGAACTGCCACCTACCCACTATGGGCTGGTCGGTGGGGTCATACCTGTCCTTCCCTCTCTTCATCTTACGTATCTGCCCCACTGGACTGAGCCTCTGGGGGTTGGGTATCCTCTCTATCAAGTGAGGTATGTCGAAGAAGGAACCTGCGTGTGCTATCAGCATGTCAGGGTCACGTTCCTGTAGGAACTCTACGAATCCCTCATGGAGTTCAGACTCTGAGCCATACAACCTTAGTTCGTAGGTTACGTCACGCACTTCACGATAGTACAAGGCAAGCCTGTCATCGTAAGAGCAATTGGTTCGCTCGTCTGCCCATGCGAATACCACTGGTGTGTCTAAGTCGCTATCTATCACAGCGATGATGGTAGTGAAGCCCTCTTCGGGGTCTGCCTCTATGTCGAACCACCACTTGCGTGGCTTCCACTCTGGCATGACAGGGACGTTGTCTATCAACCACCTGTCTGTGAATCTGATGTCAGCCTCGTAGGTCTTGTCGAACTCCCTCCTCATACTGATGATATCGAAGGGAGACTCAGCCTCGACCTTGACGAGTGGAGTGCCGTCCAAGCCCACTGATGTCTCATCGGTGATGACGGTGCCCGGATATCTGACTAGCAGTCTGCGCTTGCGGAACTCCCCTACATTAGCAGGAATCCAGAAGTAAGGCTTGTAGTGCCTGACACTGTCCTCTATCAGAGTCCCGTCAGCATCACGATATCGTGTGTAGATAATGGGAGTCTCGCCGTTTTCGTAGTAGTCATCCACAATCATCTCATTCACCTCTCTTATCCATCACTAGTAGTAGGTGGTCCTTCTCGGTGTGACGGAATATGCACACGAAGTCATTGGCAGTGTAAAGTTCTACCGAACCAGCAGGTATCATGTGCAGCACTTGAGGCAGCCAAGACCCGTAGTGGGACTTGGCCTCGGGACCGTCACAGTCCTCCACGTCTACGCAGATGGACATCGACGCACTGCCACGTGCCCCTGCAGCGAACTCGAGATGCTCTTCATTGGGGTCGAACTTCATCGTGACAGGGGTGTCCTTGCCAATCACTTTCTCTACTGACTTCAGTTGAGTCAAGTCAGCCACTTGCAGTCTCCCGTAGCACGTGAGTGCCTTGCCTGCCCATGACTTCCAGTTGCTGTTCTCTGCATCTGTCACCAACGCCATGGCCTTGGTCACGTTCTTGTGTGAGGCTACATAGTCGGTGGTAGGCAGGGTCAGTTCAGTCTTGCCTGATATGACCCTCAAGGTGCTGTTCTTAGGCTGCCACAGACTCACTAATGCGTCCTGTGGTAGCGTCTTGACGAACGTCAGCAGTTTAGCCAAGTCGGCTATGACTATGTCACCAGCGTCATCCACAGTGGCACTGATTCTCGTGTGCAGCATGTGTGTGGGGAGAGCGACCGTCCCAGACAGCGACATCTGTGCTGCCTTGAGACGTAGGTCACCCACTCCCGGTCCGAATCCTGTCAAGAATGAGATGAGGCCAGCCTTGCCGAGACTCACTCGGGTGATTCTCTCACCCCTTTAGAGCAGTGTCCCAATTCTGGCGCGGCCTCGCATGCGTCGTGTATAAGAACTTTTCGGTCTTCGCTATATTGCTTCTCTAGCAAGCAATCGCACATCACCGGGTCGAAGTCCTTCCCATGGAGAGTGTCAACTATCTTCATTAGCACTCCTAGGCCGTCACAGCGCTCACAGTTATTTTCAGGTATGATGAGTTTTCGTGACACTCACTCACCCTTCAATTCGGGCAATCCGTTCCATTTGTGATTCTTGTCCTCATAGGTCGTCATGACCAATCTGGTCTTATTCAGAAGGTCTGGCCGACTGCGAGATTTGGTGAAAGTGGCCTCATAGCGTGTTTCGCCTGTCAGACGACCTTCGTCATCTCGCACGGATGTGGATTGCATCTCCAAGACGGTATGTAGGTAGTTAGCGGTCTGCTTCTCCCATCTGGGCTTTCTGTTGCCCGTCATACTGCCGTCTTTTGTCTGTTCGTAGTTCCAATGGGTCTCGTAGTAGACATTGACACCATGTCGGGTCAATTCTCTGCACAAAGACGTCAATTGATGGAACCGAGTGCTGCGTATCTGCCAATTGAACCTCATTCCTACTTTCTCATGAGGGCTGATTTTCGCCCCTATGCCGTCTGGGGCTGTTCCTAGGTCTTCGATGAACATACAAGCACTCGCTACTGAGTCCCAGAGGTCCACAGCGGTCACTAGGACAGTGTGTAAGCGCTCTCCTTCGTACTCAGCGCTATTCTGGGCCTGAGCCCATTCTAGGGCTCTCCTGCCTATCGCCATGACCTTGTCATGAGTAGCAGGGTAGTTGTAGGCCGTTCTGGCCTCCCCTTCCATCACCCATGGGTTCTGACACTTGAACTCAGAGCGCCTGTCTTGGTAGAAGGCGTCACGGAGTTTGGCGCCGCCACCATCGAAGTCTATTACGAGGCAGCATTGGCCTTTAGGGATGCTGTCGAAAACAACTGCTGTTTTGCAGGTTCCGTCATCCCCCACCACTCCGCCGAACTCACCTGTTATGGGTGCTATTTCCTCAGCGAACCACTCAGTTTCCTTTGGTTTCTCCTGCATGGGCTTTTTCGTTTCCGGGGTCATTGGAGTCTTAGCGACGTTATGAAGAGCCTCTTGGACACCTTCGCCCAAGGACTTCTCCTTTTCTTTCAATGCTTTGAAACCGCTCATTGCCCACCACCGCCGAACTGGTCTAGGCTCGTGTCGCCACCCTCACCGGCTGGGATTGCCAGCCGAGGAGGGACGTAAATGCCCATGGCCTTCATGGCAGGGACCTGCCCGTCATCAGTGGCTCTCACACCGAGCCTACCGAAGATGTAGACCGTGGACTTCACTGCATAGGGCTTCCACCCCTCACGACCCTCGTAGTCGAATGCGTGACACTCGTCACCTAGGAAACCATGTACTCTGACAGTGATTTCCTTCCTCCACATGTCATTGGCGAACTCCCTCTGTAATTGGAAGGAGGATACTCTCATGCTGAAATCTTTGCCGTATGGGTCGTACTCAGTCTCATATCCGGTCCTGTTGATGTCAGTTACCTTTCCCTTGATGCAAACGAGAGGACCAACGGGGGTGTCATAGCCAGATACCTTCTCAGATTGGTTCTGGTAGACCTCCATCAGTTCAGTCAAATCAGCGACATAGGAATCCATGCCGCCCATGAGAATCTCTCCCTTGAGGTACTGCCTGTCGCTCTCTTCCACGAAATCGTCTGTGTAGACTACGTTGGCGAAGAAGTTGTTAGCAGCGCGATAGGAGTCCTCCCAACCCTCAGTGACAGTGCCTTGTGGGCGTAATTGTATCTTACACGCCTGCCCTATCCTGACAGCCTTGGAAACGTCCTCTTCAGTCGCTCCTCCTACGTCAATGCGTATGGCCTGCATGTCATCGGCGTACATCTGAGGTTCGTTCCCGTAGAACCTGTAGGTTCTGCTGAACAGAGACGGTGCGATTGGCTCTCCATGTCGTGCCCAGTCAGGGTTGCTTTGCAGCAAACAGAGAGTCATCCCACTGTCCCTCACTAGGAACCATGGGTCTTCACCCTCTACGAACCTTTCTTGCGTGGAGGCTACTATGCCATTGGCCTTCTCAAGCATCCACACACCATTCTCAACGAAGGCACGTGCTATCCTCCCACCATTGATGGCGTTAGTGAGGTCTTTTCTGGCCTCTGACAGTGCCTGCTCTCGGATGTTGGCTCTCTTGTCGCGTATCTTTGGCTCGATGGCTATGAAACAGCCTACCCACTCGACGGTGCTACCGCCGGGAGCCTGCATGACTCTTCTCTCAACGACGAACGTCTCTGCTGCGTCAACGAGGAAGTCCTCATCCTCTTCGTTTGGGTTGACGATGCCGAGATGCTCCTCGATGTAGTCGAGGTACTGCTTTGCTGCCTCGTCCTCTGACACGCTGTGTTGCTCAGCGTACCATCGCAATCTTTCTTTCACTTCTTCCGGTAATTCATTATCACTCATTTTCTTCACTCTTCCTTATCCCACAAGGAAGCGAGACTACCCACGAACCAATCAACAAACCCCTCGTAGCCGAGGGGCCATTGATGGGCGGCCAGCACTGCATCTCCCCAGATGCGGGAATAGTGATGGAACCTAGCAGGCTCCATATCAAGTTGTCGCACTTTATCGTGCAACCTATTTAACATTGAAATGGTAGAGACTCCGGTTAGTATGAGCAGTTCCTTTCTCAGACTCTCCCAATCGCCTCCAACGATAGATAGTGAGGGGTTTGCGTAGGTTTGTGCGGTGCTCCCTGCTATGGCAATTAGATTGTCCACACTAGTCGCTCTCTCCATGGCTCTGCTGATTTCCCTGAGGTCGCCGTTCCATGCGGCTGCCACTATGGCTGAGTGCTCTGTGGTAAGGTTAGGGAACCTTGTCTGCAGTAGAGTCAGTACCTCCTCTGCGTTGTATGGTCTGAAGTTGAATGCCAGACAGCGTGACTTCAATGCGCCTGTGATGTTCGCATAGTCGTTCGCTGTCAGTATGAATAGAGCATGGCCAGTCTCTATTATGCGCCTGAGAGCGTCCTGTGCTTGCTTGGTGAGGCCGTCAGCCTCATCGAGCAGAATGATTGTGTGGTCGCTGTAGCCTCTTTGTGTGGCTACTTCCTTGACTCTGTTGCGTATGAAATCTATACCACGCTCATCAGAGGCGTTGAACTCGTGTATCTCAGCCCCTACGTGACTGGCAATGGCGTGGGCAGTGGTCGTCTTGCCTGTTCCGGGTGGGCCGTGCAATAGTAAATCTGGGAGGTTGC